TGTGGTAGTTGTCGTACTCACCACGATAATTACGTTTTGGCATTATCCTCTACCCACTCGTATCCGTATTTACTTTGCCACTCAACATCAGTTGATATTAGGGCGTTGCATGTAATACACTGTACTTGTTTTTCTTTTGTATCTTTTAAGGCTGTTTTACATATGGGACAAACTTCTTGCTTTATCATACTGCTCTTGTTTTTCCTTTTGTTGCAATTCCGTCTATTGGTCTAGATCTTTTCATCATACCACCTGCCATCATTTTAGCCATTGGGGTCATTCTATTAGATCCTTGCATTTCTGCTTGCCTGCGTCTTGCGTCTTTTCTTCTACCTTGAGCAAGTTGACCAATAGGACTTAAAGGGCCAGCAGCCTTACCAAGCTCTGATGCCAATTTACTCATTGGACCTTTTCCTTTCATAATACTATAAACAGGAGAGAATGTTTCTAGCATTTTACCAATACTCTTTTTCTGCACGGGTTTCTTTTTTTTATTTTTCTTTAGATTAAGAATACTTCTTTTTGTACCTTTATCAGAACCCATTTTTTCACCAATAAATTTTTTTCTCATTCTTTCTTTATTGCCTTTTAATCCGTACATTGTACCGCCCTTCATCTGTTGTTTCATTGACGCTCTACTAATCAACACTTCCACCTTCTTCTAGCTTGCCTTAAACGACTATTAGGATTCTTTGCTGCTTTAGGAAACTTCTTCATTTGACCTGCAGATCTGGCACAGAAAGACTTACGCCTCTTTGCAGCTTTGCTGCCGGGCTTTACTTTTCCTGTAACTGCTGTCTTGAGTTTAGATCCGGGATTATCTCTTCGGTATTTTGCAACACCTTTTGCAGTCATACCTGCACCAGCTTTAGTGGGCCGCTTATGCCCACCGCTGATACTGTGACCTTTCATAGTCCCTTTTTTTGTAGCCATTACGATAAGAACAAGGTTAACTTATTTCCAGATCCTGAAAATGCATGTATGAAAGCACCGCTTTCTGCTAATATACCTTGATCTGGTATGTTCAAAGTATGTAATCCTGTTGGAAAACTTTGAACTAACAAGTCTGCTCCTCCTGATCCATCTTTGATAGTCAAAGCACCTGCAGCATTACCAAAAATAACTACCTGTCGTATTCTTGTTCTATCTGGACCAACAACAGCAGCGCTGTCACCTTGGTTAAAGTTAAAGGCTTTTACGTCTGATCGACCTGCCATTTAAGTCTCCTGTAATTAAGCCTCGTAGCCTATTAATTCAATTAATAGCTTACCAGCAGTATAGTCTGCATCTGTAGTTGCACCTAATGTTAAATACAGAAATTCATCTGCAGCAGGCACACTAGTAAAATACACCTTACTGCCTAGTGTAGCATCTCCAGCATTTACAAGAAGCGTTTCTGTTAGACTTGAGATAGCGCCATCTTCTACACCAGTGCCTTCTGTAGCAGAGTGTACGTTGATGTCAGGGTCACCACCTGCAGGAGCTTCAAAACATTCCATGCTACCAGCAATGATTGTTCCGTTTTCTGCTGCTGTAATCTGCCCTATGTGACAAACTTCAGATGTGCCATCAATACCAATGATATCACCAGACGCTGTTGATCTTAATCCAGTTAAGTCAATTAATATTCTTGTTGTTATAATTCCACCTTCTCTTATTACAGAGCTTCTGTAAATAGTTCCAGTACCACCTGTGATACCAGCCCCTGCTTCTGTAGTAAGTTTATTGGCATCTAAAGATGCAAATCCACTAGAATTAATACTTGATTGAGTTGTGATTGTTCCAGTTGTAGCGTTCTTGCTTATAGTGGTGAAACCACCCTCAGAACGGACTGGACCTGAGAAAGTTGTATTAGCCATGTCTAATCTCCTTGTCGTGGCAAATGTCTGCTAATGCAGTCAAGGGTTAAAAGAAAGGGAGCCGGAAAGGAACAGCTCCCTTTTAGGGGTTTAGGCTCCCGGTGTTCCAAACATTCCGAGAGGATCTGACACACCAAAGGAGTATCTCTCACGGGCTTTGTATCTAACATTACCTGTGTTGAAATCACCATCCATTGATGTTGACATTGGTGTTCTTACAAACATTTTCATTCCGTTAGGAACGTCAGTTGTTAAGAAAAATGCATCAGTGTCAGTTAAATAGTGATTCACAGAAAATCCCTCTGGGATAGAACCATTATTTCTTAATGCATTTGTATCATTGTCAGCAGTTCCTGTTCTTAGCTCTGATTGCAATATCCTTGTAGCTACAAACATTAACGCTGGTGGAACGATTAACTTTCTTGGTCTTGCTGCAATTAACAAGCCTCTTTCGTCTACGAAAGCTGCAATGTCAATTACCATCTGCTCAAGAGATGTTTCGTTCAAGTCAGCATTTGTTGATAGCCTATTCTTGTTAGTGCCACCAGCAACTGTAGGGTGTGCTGTATTAAACAATGTTACACCATCGCCACTTTGAAAAGTATCAAAGCCTGTGTTAAGCAATGAAGCAGCTTTAGTCTGCTTTGTATAAGCCATTGCTCTTGCTAATGCTTTTGTATAACGAGCAGACAATGAATCATAAAGATTATCTTCCATTGCCTCTTCTGTTATTGAAAAGCCCATAGCCACAGTTTCGTGGTTATATCTTGAAGTAAAAGACTCTTGTGCTGAATCATAAGAAATAGCAGAACCCTCTGGCTTTACTGGGGCTGCCCCAAAACCAGATAGCTTAACTTCTTCTTCAAAGCTACGCTCTGAGTTTTCTATCTCATATATCTCAGTATGCTCGTCTTCATACTTTTCATACTCTAATCCAAACAATGCGTTTAGACCCGGTAATAACTCCTTAAGGAGTTGCGCTCTTGAAATAGCCATATTACAACCTCCTTAAGCTGCGCCACTAGTTGATGTAAGCTGATGATAATTGAATTTACAAACCAATATTGGAAAGTTACTTCCTTTTTCATCACCTAAGTCACCGCCTAGATAGTCTATTATTTTAATACCGTCACCTGCATTTGTAGATATTTCAGATGCGTCTAATGACACTCTTGATATACCTAAGTCTGTATTTGCAGTTCCCTGTACAACTGGTGCGTTTTTGCCATAGATGTCTCTTGCATTAGAAAATGCGCCATCCGCCTGTATTGTAAACAATACGTTTGGATCATCTACAACATACGCCATTGCATCAGATGCTACGGTGCTTGCTGGAAAGTGCTGACTGAAAGTCAACTGCTTAGTATTTGGATCTGTAAATCGGCAACCCATGAAAATACCACATAAGTCAGTTGCTGAACCGTCCATAGTTCCTGTCATTTTTGCAATAGTTGTTGCATTACTGGCATTAACTAACTGTACGATATCGCCTTTGACTATGGCTGTGCTTTCACCAGATTTAATAGGGTATTGTCTAAACACCTCTAATGAACCTGTGTCGAATCTACCGATTGGGTTTAATCCAAATGGTGCTGCTATGCTGCTCATTTTGTTACCTCTTCGGTTAATTTTATTATTGTTTTACGAAGTGCGTGTGCTTTTCTCTGGTTTGAGTACTGGCATACGGGGGTCGGATTCCTTCATGAAACTATTGTCAACAGCCTGCATTTGTGAATTAGCCTGCTGCTTTTGATAATCTCTTCTGGCATCCATGTTTTCTTTGGAGTTTTTGCAAAGTAACAATCCTCCAACCTCTACATTACCTTTGAATTTAGAATCAACGTCAGATATAATCTTCAACTCCGGATGATCTTCCAACTTTACTGGCTCCCATCCCTCACGAAATTTTGATGACACATTTGTCATATCAGATTGTCCAAGGGCAGATGTGCGAATCCATCGGAACTCCACACCCTCTTGAGGCGTTGGATCAGGTAAAGCTGATGGTCTTTGCCAAGTAACTTTACGTTCTGAATTTTCTCTTGTGTCTTCTGTGCGTGAATCTCTGTTAGCCATTTAATGATTCCTTCAATAATTGTTGCGCATATTGTTCAGGGGTAAGCCCAAGTCTCTTTGCGAGTGAGATCTGGGTAGAGGTTAATTGCACCTTGCGTGGTTTTTTTGCACTTCGATTAACCGGGGCAACCACGTTACCAGCAGTGCGCTGAGGTGCTTCTACCTCTTCTGTCTCAACACTCTGCTTGTCTTCATTATCATCTACTTTAAAGTGTTCAGGAAATGCTTTGCGCATTGATGTGTCCACTCTTTGATAATACTCATCTGGTTCTAATAATGGATTTACTCCTGCTTTTACTAATTTAGCATGAAGACCATGAGCAAACCCTGTCATCTCTTCATAACCATCCACGTTAAACCATTCTCTATTCTTGTCGAGCCATTCTTTATCTTTACCAGTTGGCTCTTTAACTTTTGGGGTAGCCGACTTCTGTTCTGGAGGAATATCAGAAATCGGCTGGGTTCTTACCGGTGGCTTGTAATTGTCAACTCGGTATTTCTCATTCTGTATGTTACTTAATTTTTCTTGTGCCTCTACTAACTTATCAGGGTCACCTGATTCATATGCTTCTTTGTACTCTTGTTTTGCCTTTGAGAGCTGGGCGTCTACCCTTCCCTTAGCCTGCTCAATTAATACACCTTCTCCATCATCAATAGTCTTTTGTAACTTTTTGTTTTCTTCTACAAGTCTTTGCGCATGAGCTATGGCTTCGTCACTTGTTCTTTTGGCTTCTTCTTTTTGCCTTCTTTCTTCGTGATACTCATACTTAAGCTGTTTAATTCTTTTCTGCACATCACCCTTATAACTGGCAATCTCGTCATCATCAGGTATATTAGGTTCTGTGTTTTCCGCTCTTTTTGGTCTATTTCTATCCTGCTCAGGGGTGTCATCTATTATTTCAACCTCAACAGGTTCGCTGTTTAAAGATATTGGCTGCTCTTTTGTTTGCTCAATGTTATCTTCTACATGAACTTCTTGATCTAATTTTTCTGCTGTATTTTCCATTATACCCTCGTATATTCTCTAGGATCATCAACGACAGCCTCAACTGTGTCATCATTAATTAATCTAAATTCTTCACCTCTAAGTTTAAATCTTGTTCCAGAATAAGATCTGAATACTACAAAATCACCTTCTTTACAGTATGGCCCATCAGGAAACTTGTCTGCATCTTTATATGCAGCTTCTCCCAAAGCTATAACCAATCCTATAATAGAAGCAGTTTGCTCCATTCCTTTTAATTGATCCGGAATAATAACCCCACCTTGAGTTTTTTCTTCTAACTTAGGTATTGCTATTAATAATTTATAACCTTTTGGTTCAGGAAGTTTACGAGTAGTATCTTCGTCTAGTTTTATTTTTTCTGCAGAGTACATCTCTGATCCTTATGCAGTGATTTAGGTTCACAGTTACCTTGCAGGCTTTAACGCCTGAATATCGTTATTTTAAATATACACAAGTATTGACAATATTGGAACCCCTAATCGTCAATAAATCTTTTTTCAGTTTCTTGCAACAATTCTCTAGCAATGGACAATCCTTCAATTTTTCCGACAAGTCTTTGATATTCCTCGAAATTACTAGGTCTGCCGGATGATAAATGGTCAGTGACAGCATCCATTTCCTCCTGTATTTTTTTTATTACAGGTGTGTATATAGTTTCATTTCTACTCATTTTGTAGCTGCTTTGCTGCATCCATTACTAACTTAGCTTCTTCTTTTTGATCTTTTGAAGCATCCGTTGCTAACTTAGCGGCTATTCTTACACCCTCTCTTCTGTCTTCAGATTCTAATCTTTCAGTTTGTATTTTCTGGTTATTTTCTGCTTTCAATGCATCAAGCTCTAACTTTGCTAAATCCATTTGCTTTTTATGCTCAAGCTCATCTTCTTTTATTTTAAGTTCTCTTTGTTGTATTTGAGTTAGAGGATCTTGTTGTTGTTTTAATGCTTCTTGCTGTTGCATCTGCGCTTTGTTTTGCTGCAATAATTTTTCTGCAGCCTGTGCTGTAATTCTTGAAAGCTCTTCTTCTGTGTCTTCTGGTAGAGGCTTTTCTTCATTTGGCATTGCAACTCCAAGATTTTTTTCTATCTCTTTTCTGTATTGAAATGCCACATGTTCTGTTATGTGTGCTGATAGAGCGGCCTGTATTGCTCCTGCAAAAGGCGACTGCCCTACAATTTCTTTTAATTTAGGATCGTTTGCTGCAGCGAGATGAACTTTTATGTGAGCTTCATGATCTTGATACTTAAAGGCTTTTACCGGCTCCTGCTTTAATATTGCCATATTTTCTGTAACTGGGTCTGAAGGCTTTATATCGTCAGGTAGTTTTATAATATCTTTAGCATCCTGTATTCCAAGAACCTCCAACATTTGTCTGTGTAGCTTGCCCATATCATATAGTTGTGGAGCTTGTTGAGCTAACTGTAATGCTGCTTGATATTGCATAACTCTCTGTGACATGGTGGCAGCATTAGGATCTGACACAGGTATTACATCAACCCTGTCATCAAAGTCTTTTGTTCTATCGAAATCGCCTTCCATCTCGTATGCATATTCACCATCCATATAATCACGAATAACATTTGATAATAATCTTAACTCATTTTTCAAAGCTGCATGCAATCTAGCTTGTACGCCAGACATAACTTTCATTGAGCGCTCCATAAGAGCGAGAGTTGTCCCTACTGGTGCTTGGGCGTTGATGTCTCCGACTTGTATATCCGCAACGGAGCCAATCCTTCTCCCCTCGTCAACGATATTTCCGAGCAACTGGTACAAGACCGAGCTTGGTTCTTTGTAAGGTATGAAAGTAATAGCATCACGAATTGCACCACCCGGGACATCAACGTCACGGAACTCACCCGGCATGAGAGGCGAATCATCCCCTTTGATACGAAGACCCCTAGCTTTAAGACCAGCCGGTAAATTAGAGAGCGTTCCTGCATCGATGAGCTGTCTGAGTATTGAGGTTGCGCTTTTTGCAAGTCCCCCGATGAGGTGTATAAGTCCTGTACCGTAAAAGCCCAACCCGGGGAGGTACCTATAGTGGACGAAGTATTGTCTCTTTCTTTTCTTTTTATCGTCTTCATAATAATTTCTCCTGATTGATAATATCTCTCTTGAAGATTTATCTATCGTAATAACGTATGGTCTTGCTATTCCATCTTCATCGTTAAAAGGTTCTGGCATTTCCATATCCACGTGCATTTCTAAAAGGGTATGTCTGTCATCATCTTCAATTGATGTTGTTTCTCCATCTAGCTCGTCATACTTTTCTTGTATGTCTGACATATCAGGCTCTGGATCAGGTAACTCTATATCTCTATAAAAACCATTGTTTTGTAACTTTGCTATGTCGTTTGATGATTTTTTCATAACGTGAGTGTATCTTTCACATGTCATTAGATCAGATGCCCCATAAGAAACAACAAAGTCTTCTGCTGGTACAAACATAGCACATGGTCTTTCCATGATGGGATCATAGTAAACCTTTTTGAAAGCAGAACCTGCAAGAGGTAGCTTGAAAAGCATTTGCTCTGTTTCATCACGATACTCTGTCATCTGCTCTGTTAAAAGATAATTCATCTCATTTTCCACACGAGCAGCCTGTTCTGTTTTTTCTACAGACATCTTGCCAACTATTTTTGTTCTCACTGGACCGGATGCAGGAAATATCTCACCCATAGCCTGTGCCTGAAATCTAACTATTGATTCTGTAAGTATGGGATGAAAAACACCAGATGACCCTGCCCAAGGTTGTTGTCTCTCTTCAATCTTCATACCAAGAAGATCTAAACCTTTTACATAACTTTTTGCCCATTCGCTTCTTGACTGTCTGTCTGAATTAAAACTGGATATTAAATCCGCTGACATTGACTGTAGGTCAGCTTCATCTATTTGATCTGCCAAGTTTGCATCAAAGCCACCTGACATAATTTCTTCTACCTGTTCTCCTGTAAAATCTATTATCATGCCACCATCTTCTGTTTCTATAGATACAGAATCAGGATTCTCAACCTCTATACTAACATCAGGCTCTGCCATTTCTTTAAATGTAGTAGCTGGTGTCATAACCTTTTCTATAGCCATGATAATCTCCTATTTCATTCTTTCTAAAATTCTATCTATCTTTTCTTCTAGTCTGTTGATTGCAACGGTGACATCATCACGCTTTGCATAATCTTCTCTAGTTTTATTTAATAAGATATCAATTCTTTTAACTTCTCTTGATTGTGTTGCCAAGAACCATCCTCCACCTAACACGATTATACCCATCAACCCATCGATTATATGCACAATATCCATTAATAATACTCCACAGGCCTTCTGTACTTAGGCTCATCATCCCAATCATCCATTGCGGTCCTTATCCAACCACCCTGTCTGAATCTTAACAGTGCCTGTGTAGTGGAGTCAACCAAGTCATCGTGATCTCCTGTAGGAAATGCTGCACACTCCTCGATAACTTCATCAGCCCACCTAGTTGGTGGACACCAGATAACACCACTTGCAAATAAATCTGTTACACTGTTAACTCTTGCTATCTTATCCTGTCCACGGCTCGGTGTAAACTCCGTAACTGGTATTCCCATAGCTCTAAGTTCAAAAATAAGAGGAGATCCTGCTGCTTTTGCCTCAATAATCATTTGATCTGGCTCATATTCCCAGTATTTATCGTATGCTGCACGTTTTAAATCAGGAAATTCAAGTTTTTCTTTAAAAGCATCAATTAAAATAAGATTTGGCCTGTCTGAGCCATCGTCATCAGGTAAATAAAAGATGCCCCAAGTGGTGCAGGCGCTATAATCTGCCCTTTGTGTCTTTAAAAACGCTGTATCCCACGATTGTATGATGGATTCACATGGTGGGAGGTCATCTTTTTCCCATTCCTGCCACCATTCACGCTTAATTAGCGCTCCTTCTTCGGATGTGGGGTCTTGTTGGTACTGAGCGTTCCATTTTGATACTGGTAATTCAGCTTTTAAAGCGTCTAACTCTGATCTTTTCCAAAATTCTGGCCACAAAGTCTTGTTTGATGGCAATATTGCAGGCAGTTGTATCACTTCCCAGTCATTAGAACCCTCTCTTTCGATAGATTTATTGATTATCTGCCCTGTTAAGTCTCTTTTTGACCATCTGGTCATCACAAGTATGATAGCCCCACCCGGCTGTAGTCTCTGCCTAGGTCCCGATGTATACCATTCATAAACTTTGTTATAAACTTCAGGGTTATATTCGCCCATTGTAGCTTCCTGCTCTGAGTGGGGGTCATCAATTATCAGAATGTCAGCACCCTTACCCGTCACTGCACCACCAACACCTATAGCAAAGTAGTCACCACGCTTGTTTGTGTTCCATCTACCTGCCGCCTTACTGTCTGTGGATAACTC